CTATACTAGTCATAGTGTAGGTGCATGCTCTAGGAGGTATACCATATGGTTACCAATAAGAGCCTAGATGAGTTAGTTGTCATCGAACACCTGCTCTATGATGCTCATGTGTCATGGAGTAGTTACTTCAACGCTCGTGCACTTCGTCTCACCCTTGAAAAGGTGAGGCAACGTGTACGTTTCGAAGGTTTGAGTTTTCTTACGAAAACTTTACCACGTCTTGGTAAGTGCCTAGATCAGGCACTCACCGGAGTTATTCCGCTAACTGCTGCCAACCATGGGTTTGATACCATGGTTGATAGTGAACTTCCTAGGTTTCTAGGTGAGTTCTTTAGTAGAATATTCCAACAAGACGGGGCTCTCCTTCTGGAACCTGATGCGCAATGCGTCAAGGTTGTCCGGCAAGTCCTGTACTTGTTTTACAAGTATGAACTACCGTACACGGAAACACAAGAACAAACGGTCATCGACAGTTTCAAAAAAACTGAAGATGACCTTATTCATTCTGATGCTACCCTCGCTTTATTGCGGGATGTATTGGATGAGTCATACCGGACCAGACGTAGTCCTCTTACTGCTGAAGATCTTAAAGATCTTACTGGCGGTTTGAGTACGAAGATACTAGTTCGGATAACACGCGAGGCGAAAATCCTTCTTGCGAAGGTATTTTCGTCGTTTGATGGTTATAACATTCATCCCAGGCATGGTCCTGGCGTCGTTTCCACAGGGGAACGACTTAGTGCCAAGTATGTCTGGAAGAACGTCAGTCATCGAATCACAGAAGTTTATCCATTTGATGCGTATTTTTGCGCGTCCAATGGGCATGTTTGTGATACTTACAATAGCTTCGATGCTATTTCGAGTACGGATCATTCGGCCAAGGTTATCCTTGTTCCGAAAGATTCCCGCGGCCCTCGTCTCATTTCTTGCGAACCCGTTGATTTTCAATGGATTCAACAAGGGTTGAGGAAGGCCATATATGAGTTGGTGGAAGGGCATGTACTAACTAAGTACAATGTCTTCTTTACCGATCAAGGTCCTAACCAAAGAGGCGCCCTTCTGGGCTCCTCCACGGGTAGGTACGCGACTCTGGACCTCAAGGAGTCTTCGGATCGCGTGTCCCTTGATTTAGTTCACCTATTGTTTCCAAGCCACCTTCACAGGTTCTTGGATGCTTCTAGGAGTGTTTCTACGGTGCTACCAAACGGTGAGAAGTTAATGCTTCGAAAGTTTGCGCCAATGGGGTCAGCTTTATGCTTTCCTATCATGGCACTTACGATTTGGGCTCTTCTTACTGCTAGTGCACCTGACGAAGATACTCGTGAGAGTATCTTAGTGTATGGTGATGACGTCGTGGTCCCAACCGCTTTCGCGGAGAGCGCCATGGCCATCCTCGAAGCATTTGGTTTAAAAATAAACCGTGCTAAGAGCTGCACCCAAGGACCCTTTAAGGAATCCTGTGGCACTGATGCCTTCAAAGGTATCAACGTCACGCCTGTTCGTTTAAGAACAGTCTGGGAGTCTACACCTCGTCCTAACGTCTATACGAGCTGGATAGCTTACGCTAACCAGTTATTCGACAGACGATGTTACTCCACGTACAATTATATTGTATCGGGTTTGGAAGCCATATTTGGCCCCATCCCGGATGAAGGTATGAACCTTTCATGCCCAAGTCTACGAGTATCATCTGCCTCAAAGACTTCTTTTAAACGCAAACAAGATCGGGACCTTCAGAAGGTCCTGTACCGTGTGCGTGTCGAAGAGTCTCCGTCAGTAACTCAAGTCCTTGATGGCTGGCAAATGCTTCTTCGGTATTTCTCCGAAGCAACAAGTGACATCCCTCTCAGGCCTGGCGAACACCGAGATGGCCACGACCGGTTTATACCGATCGAGCCATTTGCAGTTAGTCGATACACGAAGCGGCACACCAGCATGCTGGTGTGGCGTTGGCGATGAC